TATTTCTTTATCTGTCCAGCCTTGCTGACGTGCTAGTTTTTTAAAACTATCTATGTTATTAATTGTTTTTAGTGCTTCTAGCTCATCTGTTTTTGCATGTGGAAAACACTCTGCTAGTAGTTTATCTAAACCAGTTTTTTTGCCTTTGCCTTTGGGTGCTTTTACCCAAGGATGAAACATTTTCTTTTTGATGCCTGCTAGTGATAGCAACTTCCAAAACAATTCAGAATCACCTTCATGCTTTTGTGTTGTGCTAAAATGTTTGTTAGCAAAATCATTTACAGATAAAATATAGTGTTCTTTAAATGCTTTTTGTCCTTGCACATTACTAGTAAATCTCATTGCTGTGTATGGCGAAAATGTTTTCTTTTCTTCTTCATCAAGTGTGTTATACCATCTTGAATTTGCCATATCAATGTTATACAACATTTGATTTAGATTTATTTTTTTAGTAGTTATAGCCACTATACAATTTCCTCAACTATTCCTAATACTTCTGCTAGTATTAAAAGTACTCCGCACATAAAAACGTCACCAAGCAATAGCCAAACTCCAGCACCAATTCTTAAACCACTTTTAAACATTGATACCCAAAAATGTCCTTTACCTGGATCTTTACTTGCTATCTTCATATTAAATCTCCTACTTGCATTACATCAGGAATTTGATTTAGTTCTTTTGCAAAATAAACGCACTGTGGCTTTTCACCCACAGTTAATGGCATAGTTAAAATATGACCATTTTTTAATTTTGGAAAAAACCATTTTACTTCCTGAAACACATTTACTATTTTAATTTCTTTAAAGTCGTGTGTATAGCCTGAAAATGGATTATACACAAATGCTTCAAAACCTCTATCATTTAGACTTGTTAGTGGAACCATTTCGCACTGTCCCATTTCTTTTTCACCAATCATTATACTCCAATCCATGGGCATTTCTAGTGTTTGTCCGCCAATATCAAGTATCACTGCTGGCGCATTAAACGACTCTAAAAATATAAGAGGTATATAAAAATAATCTAATGATTTTGAATTTGAACAATCTAACACACAGTATTGCAAATCATCCACTTCATTTGGTACTGCATTTAGATTATATGTGTTGTTGTCAACTGTTAGTATGTTCATTCTATGTTTACTTTCTCTACTGTAAAAGGATAATTTGCTTCATTGTAAAACTTTTTTCTAGTTGTTAAATGTCGTTTAGAAAATTTACAAGCACTTGTAATATCCCATATTTCTACGTGATCTTTATCTTCTGCTTTTCTTATACCTCTTCCAATTGACTGTATAACTCTTACAAAAGATTTACCTGGTTCTATCAATACCAAATTAAATATTCTTGGCAAATTAATCCCCACCGCCGCTACACCATATGTAGCAATAATGACTTTGTGCTGTTCTGTAGCAACTTCATCATATTCTTCTTCTCTATCTTCTAGTTTGGTTCTACCTTGAATAAACACAGAATCAACAATGATACTTTCAAGTAATTCTCCTGTTTTAATTCTATCAACTAGAATAAGAGTATTTCCTTCTGCTCTCATTGTATCAACCAAATCAGCAATAAAATTTAATCTTGTTTCATTGGTTACTAAAAATGTTTGTTCACTAGCATAGTTTGAAAACGCATTTGTTTCTTGTGTTTGTACAACGTTCACATGACAATTTGCAAGTACACCTTTTCCTTGTAGTTCACTTGCTGACAATGTATTAATAACTTCTCCTAGACTTGCTTGTAATGAAACACGTTCATAATCTTCTTTTGGTATTGTTCCTGTTAGTCCCCAACGTATAGGTACTCCAGCAAATGGGCCTGTTAATAGTGTTTTAAGCACGTCTGCTTTGGCTTGATGCACTTCATCTACCATAACACATACTACATCATGTAAAAAGTCACCTATGTCAACTTCCGCTTCAAACTTTTTGGTTTTCTTTAGCATATTATTTAAACTTTGCCATGTACAAATTGTGTGTTGCTTGTTAAATTCTTTACGTTCGCCATAGTATACACCAACATCTAGTCCAAGTGTTTTGTAATCACCTTCTGTTTGTGTAACAAGTGATTTGTTAGGTACAATTACAATTGACCTTCCGTAGGGTTGTACCAGTTGTGAAAGTGTTGCAGTAATAATTGTTTTACCAGCACCTGTGGCAATTTCTTGTAAGCATTGTGGGTTTTCTAAAAATTTGTTTATAGTTTCTACTTGATAATCTCTAAGAACAATTGGTTGTCCTGCTTGTGGATGTTTTGGTCCCCATGTTTTTTCAAAATGCAAACTTTCATCTATTTGTGGAAAGTTAAACTCATGCTGTTGTCTAAGATCTTCTATTTCAATTTCATAATCTTGTTCTTCAATAATTGGCAGTATTCTGTCTAATAGATTTAGATATGTTCTTCCGCCTATATCACAAAATCTAATATTACCATCCCATCTACCCAATTTATAAGCAGGAAGATGAAATGCATATGGTAAAAAGAATTTGAGTTTATCTGAAATTTTACGTCTTGTGATTACATCAAGCCCTTCAAACTTCACATTAACTTCATCTCTAATAATTAGTTTCGCAATCTTTGACATAACACTATAATAACTTATTTAGAATAAAAATGCAAGAAATTACTTGTTCTTATAGATAATTTGGCCTCTTATATCAACTGGCAAATCTTGATAGTAACCTTCTTTGTGAATTAACAAAATAATTTCACCTAATCGTTGTGTGTATATTTCTCCTAACTCACTCCAAGCAACTAAAAAACGAGCCAACGTTGTTGCATTGGTATATCCATACATTTGGATTTCCCATTTTCTAGCATATCTAAATTCTTCATAGGCAGGATGATTGTTTAATATTTGAATATAATCTTTTATACAAGCACACATAGTAGGATACTTTTTTACTCCCCATGGAGCATTAGGTTTTTTCCTTGCTTTCATATGCGGAACTGTATCTAAACTCCAAGTTCTAATTCCAAAGTAATTATTACCTTCACGTGCAAATCTAGATTGTCCCCATGCACTTTCATAGGCCGCCATGGCCACAATTAGATCAAATGGTACTTGTCTTGCAATTGGATATTTTTTATAATCAGCATAAAGTTTTTCAACACAATAAAAAATTTGTTTTACAAACTGTTCATTACTTTCAATTGGTGTGTTAAAAAAATCTGCTTGATCGTTATTTGTAACTGACTTAGAATAAGCCATTACCATACTAAAAGAAATAATTGCTGTTACTAAAAGTAACTTTAAACGTTTCATCATAATATAATAACATATTTACCTGTTTTGTCAATGAATATTTTGCTAAATAATAGTATGAAAATCAACGAAATACTAGACGAATGGAAGGGCAAAGTACCAACTTCTGTGTGTAGAAGTGATAGAAAATTAGGTGCTTCAGATGAGTCTAGTTGTAGATCACAGGGTTTACGTTCTAGAGATAGTGGTAAAAAATACAAAGGCAAAACCCTAAGAGGAAAAAAAGTTCGTGGCCAAAAATATGGCGGTCCTCTTAAAGATTATTCTTAGACTTTTTTAACTTATATAACTCTTCGTTAAGTTCTTTTACTCTTTTGTATAAAGAATATTTTTCCTTAACTTCATCTGCTACAGTCTTTTTTAATTGCTGAATTTGATCATCTTTTGCAAGTAATGATCTACGCATTTGCTCCATAGGATCAAGTTCGTGATTTTTAAAACCGTATTGTTTTGTTTTATCTTGAGTTTTTGCTGTATAGTTCCGCGTCATCTAATCCTGCTACTCTTAATTTAACAATGTTGTTGATTTGAAATTGCTTGGCATCAATTGCTTTTAACAAGCCAAGATACTTGTTACGTACAAGAGCAAATTCATTTATAAGTTGGCTCATAGTAACAACTTCGTCTTCACCATCAATATACTTTTCAGCATCTCTTGATGTTAAAGCTCTTTGGTATGCTTCTAAAAACTTTTTATAATGCTTTGCTCTTGTTCTACGTAATTCTATATTAAGATGCTCTAGTATGGCTTCAATTTCTTGTAATTGATTAAACCTATGTTCAACTACACCAGGTATTTGTGAAGCATTACGTTCAATATTACCTACTAGTCCTGCTTCTACTCTGGCTTCTTCTAGTTCCTTTAGATAATGATCAATACAATCAGGCAACTTGCCTAGATCTTTTGAAACCAAACCATACCAGTTAATCATTAATAATCCTCATTATCATCATAAGAATCATCATCATCTTCATCTTCTTCTATTTCCCCATAAACTTCATTGTATGCTTGATGTAGATGACTTGAGTGTGAAAATACTTCACGCCAATCTGAATCATCTGCACCATAATCATCAATCAAAGCCACATAGGCAATAGCCGCATCCAATCTATCTTTTGCTGGTACATAGTTTTTCAACTTATCCCATGCTTCAATTAACACTTGAATGTCTTCTGTCATTTTTATGCCTCCGCGTCAGCAGTTTCCTCTGCTTGTACATCAGACTTAGCAGTTCCCCACTCAGCCATAATTAAATCAAGATTTTCTCCTGTCCAATCTTTTCTGTAGTGTTTATGTTCTTTGCCAAATCTATCAACATATTTAAGTCTATTACCATCTTTGGTCAACAGTCCTTTTTTCTCACAAAGATCAACTAAACCACTGTATGGGTCCATTCCTGCTTCATATGGAATTTTTACCTGTACACTTTCAAACGGTTTATTAAATCTTGTTTTCATAACTTTAACTGCTGATCTAATACCAGTAACATCAGATATTTTGTTTCCATCTTCATCTTCTTTTAATTTAAGTTTTTTCATAGCAACCACAACTGAACTTGCATACACAAATCCTTGTCCGCCACTAATCTTATCATCTGGATCAAACATATCCTGTGATGCGTATGTGTGGTTAGTTGCTACTAAACCAATGTTTAGTTCTGCAAACATGTTCACACAATTTCTAATAAGTGCTGTAAGTGCCTTAGGTTTTCTACCCATGTCACCTTTTAAATCACCCTTATCAAATTGATCCTTGTCTGTTTGTGTTAACAACATACCTAAACTATCTATTACAAACATAACTTTTGGTCTTTCGTTGTGTTCTAAAGACCCATAGTCTGCTCTGTAATTTGTTACAAACTCAGAAATAGTTTTTGCTACATCATCAATCATTGCAACATTAATACGCATTAATTTATCCGGTGATGTGTCTACGTTAAGTGCTTGTAACCATCTTTCATCTAATGCATTTTCAGAATCAAACACAATACAAAATATACCTTGATCCTGTGCATTTTTAATAATGTTACCTGATGCAATCAAACTCTTACCAGAACCTGATTCACCTGCTAACATTGTTACACGACCTAGCGGAACACCTTTGTTAAAGTCACCACTAATCAAATAGTTTAGAGTATAATTACCTGTTGATATCCATGTGTCTGGATCAGATTCAAAGCCAACAGATATACCACCAATACTTTTTGTTACTGACTTTCTAAATTTACTTACGTCAAATGGTCTTACCATAATATCTCCTTGTCTGCAATAGTGCATAGTTGCCTACGCACTATTACTATATACGATTTTATTTGCTTTGTCTAGCTCTGATCATTGCCAAAATATCATCTGCTGATGCTTTTGACTTATCTTCAGTTGCTGTTGCTGTAGCAGTTGCCACTTTTGGCTGTGCCGCAGGTGCTTCTACTGGTGCTTCTGTAACTGGCGCCGCAGTTGCTGGTGCTTCTGCCTGTGGAGCAGGAGCAGTTGTTGCCGCTGGTGCAGTTGTAGTTGCTGTTGTAGTTGTTGATGCACTTGGTGATGATGCCATGCCAGCTGGTCTGTAATATTGACCAAATCTGCTTTCATCATATAACTCACCGTCAACAGATGCTTTGAACATTTCTGCAATAACTTTTACTTCTTCTGCAGAAGGTTTCTTAGGAAGATAATCACTTAGATTAAACAAACCATTTGAGTCAACTGCTGATCTTTCACTATCACTGATTGATCTTTCTTTGAAAGACCAAGTTGAAGTTGAATAATCTGCATAACCACCCTTTTGAGTTTTGGTTAATTTAAAGTCTCTACCTTTTTCAATATCAGTTGGCAGATCTTCCATGTCTGGATTCATCAATGCTGATCTAATAATGTTGTAGATTGACGGATTAATTACAAAACGTCTAATTGGATTTT